GAGTGTGCTTTTATGAACATTCGTCTTTGCAATGGTGGTGACTGGTCTAGGTTCAAGCGTGAGTGCCTAGGTTATGACAATCCAGAAGGATATGAAAAAGCAGACAAAGAGTGGAGAAAAACAAAATCTTTCATCTGCACATCATCTGCATACAATGTTCAGTATGCTTTGTCCATCGGTGCACTTGCTAATGAGACTGAGTTTGAAGTTGAGGAAGATGCAACTAAAGCACAGATCAAGAGAGCATTTACTAAATCTCTCAACGCTAAAAAAATGAACAAGAAAATCCTATCATCGTTCATTGATCAGATTGCGTAAAACCAATCTACAAACTGGCACACTCATAGTACCAAAGTCCTATGAGATGTGTCATTATAATACTATACACAAACAACTTTATTATTATGCCTTTTGAAAGAAAACTATCCGTCAATTTCGTAGACGAGTTACGTGACCAGTTCGGTAATCACATTGATGCATCTCATGTCAAAAAGTTTGCCACTAGTCAAGGTTGTGCATATCCTACAGTTGCACGCAAGTTGAAGGCATATCAAGTCAAGAAAGGTTCATGGAACTTGACTATTGAAGAAGGCAGAAAGATTCTAGAGAAAGCAATTGCCTCTCCTACTGTTCTACCTACTATAGAGCAAAACCTTATACCTTCTCTTGACGATACATTTGTCAAGTTTGGAAACTTTCCAGATGTCAAAAAAATTATTGCATCTAAAATTTTCTATCCTGCATTCATCACAGGTCTATCAGGCAACGGTAAAACATTCTCTGTTGAGCAAGCATGTGCACAAACAAACAGAGAACTCATCAGAGTAAACATATCTATCGAGACTGACGAAGACGATCTTATCGGTGGTTTCCGTCTTGTTGATGGCAACACAGTGTGGCACAACGGTCCTGTAGTAGAAGCACTCCAAAGAGGTGCAGTATTGTTGCTCGATGAGATTGACCTAGCATCTAACAAAATCCTATGTCTACAATCTATTCTTGAGGGTAAAGGTGTATTCCTCAAAAAGATCGGCAAGTACATACAACCTGCAAAAGGATTTACTGTAATTGCTACTGCCAATACAAAAGGTAAAGGTTCTGATGACGGTAGATTTGTAGGTACTAATGTTCTCAATGAAGCATTCCTAGAAAGGTTTCCAGTTACTTTTGAGCAAGCATACCCATCACCCACTAACGAGCAAAAAATTCTAGATCTTCTATCTGAAGACAAAGAGTTCAACAAAAGACTTGTTGACTGGGCAGACATCATTCGCAAGACATTCTATGATGGTGGTGTAGATGAGGTTATCAGCACACGTCGTCTAGTTCACATCGTCAAAGCATTCCAAATCTTTGGCAATCGTGCTAAAGCAATCACTACTTGCATCTCACGTTTTGACGAAGAGACAAAGCAAGCATTCCAAGAACTTTACGACAAGGTTGACGCTGATGTTGACTTTGAGGTATAATGTGGTATGATTAATGCATGGAGTTTAGCGGGTTCTATCATGGATGGAACCCTTGATGAGGATTATCCTATTATGTCAAAGTGTAAGTACGAAGAAGATCAAACACTAGATCTAGCAAAGAAGTACATAGAAAGTACATACTCTGCTCACTATACTAGTGAAGGATCAAATATCCAAACACTTGATCTCATCGAATCAATAGGTGATGCAGAAGCATTCTGCAGATCCAATGCGATTAAGTATCTTAGTCGCTATAATAAAAAAGGTCGTCCACAAGATGACATTCTTAAAGCGGTGCACTATTGTGTACTATTATATTATTTTAGTAAATGAAACTATCAAAAAGCACTCTTGACATTCTCAAGAATTTTTCTAATATCAATCAATCAATTTGTTTCAAAGAAGGAACAGAGTTATCTACTCTATCCATCCAGAAAAATATATTGTCTCGTGCAATAGTAGAAGAAAAGTTTCCAAAAAACTTTGCTATCTATGATTTGAGTGAGTTTCTATCTGGACTTACTTTGTTTGAAGATCCTGAGTTTACTTTTGACAATGATAATTTTGTAATTATCAAAGACAAAAAGAATTCTTCTAGATATTTCTTTGCAGATCCATCTACTATCGTTACTCCACCTGAGAACAGAGTAGAACTTCCTAGCAAAGATGTATGCTTTACAGTAGCATGGAGTGATATCTCTAATGTTATCAAGGCAGCATCAATCTATCAGATTGAAGATCTAGCAGTTGTTGGTGATGGTTCTAGTATTAAACTTGTTGTTCGTGACAAAAAGAATGATACCTCTAACAGTTATGCTGTTGACGTAGGAAGAACAAACAAGATTTTTTCTTTCAACTTTAAGGTAGAAAATCTAAAGTTGTTACCAGGTGATTATGAGGTTGTTATTAGCAAATCAAATGCATCATTGTTTAGAGATGCAAATAGAGATCTAGAATACCTAATAGCATTGGAGCCTGATTCTAAGTATGAAGGATGATTTTCTATGGGTCGAAAAGTATCGTCCACAAACTATTGAACATTGTGTTTTACCAAAAGACATAAAAGACACATTTCAATCCTTTGTCAAGAAGGGAGAGGTTCCTAATTTACTTTTGTGTGGTGCTGCAGGTGTTGGTAAAACAACAGTTGCTAAAGCATTATGTAAAGAACTAGGAGTTGATTCTTATATGATCAATGGATCTGATGAAGGTCGGTTTCTAGACACTGTTCGTAATAGTGCAAAACAATTTGCATCTACTGTATCGTTAACCTCATCGTCTAAACATAAGGTTATAATTATAGATGAAGCAGATAATACTACACATGATGTGCAGTTATTATTGCGTGCCTCAATAGAAGAGTTTCAAAAGAATTGTAGATTTATTTTTACTTGCAATTTTAAAAACAAAATTATTGAACCATTACATTCTAGAACTACAGTAATTGATTGCAATGTTAGAGGAAAACAAAAACAAGAAATCGCTGCTCAATTTTTTGAACGGTGTCGTGGTATACTTACCGCAGAAAATATTCAATTCGATAATGCGGTTGTCGCTGAAGTCGTCCAAAAATATTTCCCTGACTTCAGAAGAACACTCAACGAACTCCAAAGATATTCGTCCACAGGGTCTATCGACACTGGCATTCTGGCGGTATTGAATGAGGTTCGACTTGGAGAACTAGTATCTGCATTAAAGAAAAAAGAATTTTCTATCGTACGTAAATGGATTGTTACTCATTTAGATAATGATCCTAACGCTATCTTGAGAACTGTGTATGACAGTCTGTATGATTCTCTCGTACCTACTAGCATACCGCAGGCAGTATTGATTATTGCTAAGTATCAATATCAATCAGCATTTGTTGCTGACCAAGAAATAAATCTCTTAGCAGCATTAACTGAAATTATGGTGGAGTGTGAATTCAAATGATTACATCAAACAAATTAATGAAAAAACGTGAAAAGATTAGAGCACAAGTTAAGTCAAGGTTCTATTATCTTTTTTGGGGAGCAGCAACTATCTCTGTATTTGCAGGACAAATATTTGTAGGTTGTGGTTTCCGTAGAATGGCAGATAGTAATCAACAAATATCTGCAGATATAAATTTATTGATTGAGAGTATACAATTTCAAGTTCCTCAATCACAATTCTATCCAGACATGGTTGTAAAATGAAAAGATCAGAACTCATACATTGGAGATTGCAAGCGATGTTAAGAGAACATAGTTTTAGTGATCTATCATATTTGGGTGTGAGGAATGATAGCGTCGGCATACCACAACATTGGTACAACATAGGTGGCAATGAAGTTCCAGTTGATGCTATAGAAGAATTGGAAACAGCAGAAGAAGAATGAAACTAAAAACACCACTAAGATATCCTGGCGGTAAATCTAGAGCAGTTCCTAAGTTGTGTCAATGGTTGCCTGCTAAAATAACAGAATATCGTGAACCTTTTTTAGGTGGCGGTAGTATGGCAATTGAGATGACAAAGCGTTATCCTGATTTACCTATATGGGTAAATGACATGTATGAACCATTATATAATTTTTGGGCATGTCTACAATTAGCAGGTGATATCATGCAAGAGAAACTTGTTAAGTTAAAGAAAGACAATTCAGATCCAGACAAGGCAAAAGAATTATTTTTGTCATCAAAAGATATTCTATCTAATGGAACTGATGTCAATAGAGCAGTTGCTTTTTATGTTGTAAACAAATGTAGTTTCTCAGGATTAACTGAATCTTCTTCTTTCAGTTCTCAAGCATCTGAATCAAACTTCTCCATGAGAGGAATAGAAAATCTAACTTCTTATTCAAAACTAATTAGAAACTGGAAAATAACTTGTAC